ATATAATCGGTACAAGAATTGATAAGGTGTTGATTTATAATGGTTTATTCTCTCCCTCGCGCGCACGCGATAAAGACTACATGTATTTATGTATTTAAGGGCTAAAGCCCATGGGAATTATATCTATGATCCATGATAGTAGATCCACATAATAAATCCATGGATCAAATCTAATGATTCTACAGGAAGACTACTCGCTATCGCTCGTTAGCTTCCAAAGTGTAGTTATCAATGCTATTGCTAAAAGAAGAAGACCCTCCAACAGCTTCGCTTACGCTCGCTATTGAAGAGTCTTGCTACCAGCTTCGCTTACGCTCGCTAGTACCCTATCTTTCGCAATCATCCAGAAAGATAAGCTATCGCCCTAAAACAAGCTAACTACTCGCTTATGTACGAAGTTACGGATTGCTTCGCCCGTAGAATCGTTTCTAAGCACTTACGTATTCTAGCCATTGCATTTTAAGAGCCTGACCCATACCGTCTATGCACCCCACCCTACCCATGCCTTAAATCACGCTTGTACAGAGTAAACTACGCTAGAGTTCCGTAAGCCACATTCGGGAGTGGTTCAGTCCCTATATCAGCAGCATCTTCCCAGATAAACCAATCCGTCGGTGTTCCGGTAGGATCTGTGCCGTCGTCCCACATGGTATAGACCGAATACAACCCATCGCTATTATCCTGGATCTGCCATGCGAAAGGAAGTTCAGTCTCTCCGCTTATCAGAGGAACAATCTGGAGCAACTGATCTCCGTTTTGTTTTTGGAATCCGTTAAGAGGGTTCTCAGGGTCTATCGCACTATAAGTTCCGTTAGCAGCAGTGTATCCAGCCAGAGTAACAACGAGTGTGTTGTAGTCAGTAGGATCGCTAGGAGTCAACGGGAACTTGTCTCTAATGACTTCAAACAGAATCTCGTATACATGTTTTCCGTTTTTGTCAAGACCTAAATACACAGCAGGTTCAGTTGCGAATATACAGAAGTATTTTGTATATTCCGTTGTAACATAAGGATTTATTACAGCAGGAACTTGAAACCCTTGTTTATTGTCTAGTTTGGAAAGGATGGTATCTGAAAGTGATCTAGCAGATGCTTCTGTGGTGCCTTTGCATTCCACCACACATCTTTCGCACTGCATCGCGGAGTGTCCACCAATAGTACGTTCGTAGTGTCCACCTTTCACCATGTAGAACCCAATAAAGGATCTATTGGCAAGCTCTCGATCAGGTGGAAGGAAGTTGGCAAACATGTTCGTACCTACAACGTAAGTCCCATCCGCACAAGCATTCATCAGATCTACAGCTACGTTATTCATCTCAGTTCATCCTTTCATCTCAAAAGTTCTTCTGTACAAAGCGAGAGAGCTTTGTCTTAGGTGAAACACCTCTACGATCAGCACACATCCTCAATCCATCTTGGAACGATCTCCTAATGATACCTTCTACCTGATGTCTGGTATCTGCCAAAGCAACAGAAATGAACTTGGATCTTTCCTGCGGACGTTTCTTGATGTAGCTAGATGCCTTTCCATCAAAAGCACCTAGCTTCTTGCCGATACTGGCATAGTGAGCGTTGTACTCAGCGCCATGTCGCTTGGTAACATCGTCATGCACGATATTGCCGTACTTCAATCCAAGACCGCCATACTGGATACCAAAGCCAATGTTAGGCATATCCGCAGTGCGGAAAGAACCTGGCATTGCTCCTATGTTATCCGTCCCTTGGAAGTTGGCTGGATGGGCAAAAGGAGAGTTCGCAGATTTCGATTCGGTGGTACCCGAAAAAGCGTTCGTAAGATTACCCTCTAGTCCTATGCTCCCCCCTCCCAACCCCACGATTGTACCACTACGTCTAAGGCTTCCTGACTGTACTGGAACATACCAGTCCGCACGCTTCAAAACTATCTGTGCTGCACGGGCATATCCCTTCCAAACATACTGTCCGACATAGGCTGGAATGTTCTTGGTAAGCTGCCAATGCAAGTGAGCAATATCCCGCACGTCGAAGACAACTCCGACAGACGGGATTCTGCCACCTTTTGGACCAGTCAACTCAGGTCCGGTAATTATGGAGCGTTGAGTTCTCATTTACGCATACACGAAAACTGCTGTTTTGTCAAGATCAGAAAGGTCGCTATTGCGAATAGTATGAAGCACTCGGACTCGGACAATCTTCTGTGCATCAGGTACATCACGAGGATCAGTTGCTCCATCTAGATCATTAATAGTCCCTTTGAAGATGTATCCATCTACTTTGGGGATTCTATCTGCAATAACCTTGACTGTGGCGACTACATCTCCATTAGGACCAACAAACCTTTCATTAGTCTCTGTCCATCTACAAAGACCCTGGACAGGTGAACCAAACGAAAGATCTGTTCCTGTGTACGTAGGAGGACTCCAGTACACAATATCATCAACTCTACACTTCGTCAGGATTCCCATTGTTTAGTCCAATCCAGTCAATACTGACCTTTGTAGCGTACACCTTGGCATTCGTCATAGCCTTGAGCTTGCCGGAACTGTCCAAAGCACACGCCTGTTGCCCGTACTTAGTGAAGTTGAATCCCAGATCAACCTTGTACTGTGCGGACTGATGAACATCTTCAGCGCGTTCAAGGTCAGATACAGGGAAACTGATGGCGGCATAATGAGATGCCAAGTAAAGCTCAATCTTTGTTAGACGAGTCAAACTCAGCAATCCGCGACCACCATCAAGGTCTTCATAGCAAATCATGTGCGCCAACTCGATAAAAGCATCAAGCTGGCTATCCGTAGCGTTGCTGGGGATTTCAGTACAGGTCTCCCTCAACTCAGCCTTGGTGACTACAACAGTGCCTTCTGTAAGCAGATACGTTCCCATTTATTCATCCTCCATGAACGGAAAGAACAAAGATGCAACAAACTTCCTACTACGAGTAGTGGACTTCAAGATGTAAAGATCCTCACCATGAATATCTCCTACACGTTCATGCTTCCCATAGATCTCTTTGCCAAGCGTACAGTTCTCAAGATACTCACACTTCTCAATCATATCCATCACGTTGATCATGTACATGTCAGCTACATCAGGGTGACGAAAACAAGGCATGTAGTAATACCCAAGCACCTCATATACCATACGTGAAAGAACTGGGAAACTGTACTTCTCATCATAGTAGATAGCACAGATAGGAGCACGCTTCAGAATCTCCTCAATCTGCTCACCAAAATCATCAGCAAGTTCCATCGTCGCCGTATCATAAATCACTGATATACAATGACCTAATGCGACACTACAGGCTTGGTTCACCTGAGAAGCGACATCACTCGTATCAAAAGCCATATACTTGCAACCATGCTCTTCTGCAATCTCGCAAGCAACGGAACAAAGCGCGTCTGTCTTCCTGACAGTGACAATAATCTCATACTCTACCTTACATTTCGCTTTCAGACTAGAAATGACGTGAATCAACCCTTGCGTATTACGATATGTAGGTATAACGAAGCTAATCATAAAACCCTCTCTTCTAAAGAAAATGGGCCAGACTGGGTAGGAAACAAACCCAATCTGGCCCATGCCCTAAGGTAGCGAATCCTTCAGGCCAATCATCTCATGGCTTACGCCATCTCAAGCGACGCCTTGATCACGCCCGTCTTGCCGCTACCATCGGTACGCAGCAACGGAACGTAGATACCGGCGATCTTGTGCGCGGTCGAGAAGCCCAGATTACGGGTTTCCTGGAAGTTCGTGAAGTCCATACCACGGATAACCGCGATATTTTCCTTACGAGGCTGGATCAGGAACACACGATCCTTCGTGCCACCATCGGCGAACAGGTAGTCACTGTACTTGATCTCAGAGACCACACCGCTCTCCATCAGCCGCTGACCAATCGTCTTCGAGTAACCCGAAGCATAGTCCTTAGCCATCACGAGCTGATACTTCTGGGGGAGCCACAGCGAGAACGGACCGTAGTACCGCTCAGCATTGGCAACACGCACCATCTCCAGCAAGTCAGCCAGAATCTCAGCACCAGTCGCCGTATCCCAATCCTTCGTGAAGAACGTGGCGTTGGTCGTCTCGTCGATAGCCTTGACAGCAGGAGAGTCACACAGACCATAAACCGTCTTACCAAGAGCCTTGAAGCTCGAAGTACCGGCGATCATCATCGTTTCCACCTTCTCGGTGCAAACGCGCATGGCTTCCACCATCTGATACATATCCAGCGGGATACCCTTGTTCCGCGACTCAGTCGTGGCACGCAGATCCAGATCCCAGTCGGAACTGATGATCGGGATGATCGTGCTGTCTTCCGTGTACGTCGGGCGATTGCCGTTGCCGCGAGCCTTACCGTCCATCGACAGATTGGCTTCCAGCGAACCGGAGACCTTCTGCCAGGTGTACTGCGTGATGGCCATACCGTTCAGGTCGATGTTACAACCCTTGCTAACCAGCCAGTTCACGAAAGCCAGGCGATCATGCGTCTCACGCATAATCTCGGCATCAATCTTTTCCCACTCATCACGAGTCAGGGTCGTGGCGTTGGCATAACCAACCGGCACGGCTTCCTTCTCGCCCTTAGCATTCACCTTGGTCGCGAACGCGACACCAGGCGCGGCCTTCGGATCGCTATAGATGCGGTTCATCGCCAGATCCAGCGAGAAACCGTCACCAGCCGCAACCGAACCATCCAAACCAACATTGATAAAAAGCTGTTCCATGATGTTTTATCCCTTTCTATTACTTGACGACCGTGACGAGGACACGGCGGTCAACGGTATCCGTAGCCAGTACGGTTTCAACACGATACACCGGACCCGTAGCCATAGCGACCTGCTCTTCCGCCGTGTAAGCCGGAATCGCGGGGGAAGCGTGCACGATAGGCGGACCTGCATCATAGTCAACCGCATCAACCGCAGCCGTCGCGATGATCTTGGAGGTGATTCCATCCACAGCCGGTTTGACGTAATCGCCAACCGCCAGAGCCGTACCCTCAGCCGGACCGAACACAACGATGCTCTCACCAATCAGAGGCAGCTTGACGCGAACCTGATCACCAGACGCATACGCCGTATCAATCGTCTTACCGAACAGATCGTTTTCCGTCACAACACCACAGGGCATACCAGCGGTATTCAGCTTAGCAAACTTCTTGTTCGCATCCTTAAACACCAACATGCACGGCGAAACAATCTCCGCGCACGCGGCCTCATCCCAATGCTCAGCAAGGGACTTAACAACAACCTTATTGTAGGTAGTAGCCATAACTTGAATCTCCTATTACAGAGGCTTGATCTTGACAGGGGAACCAGTAACCACACCGCCCGGTCCCCCCAAACCGAGACGATTCACAACCGTAGCTCCAGCAGGAACCACTTCTGCATTCACAGCAGGAGCAATAACCTGTTCAACCGTAGCGAGTTGCGAAATCTTCTGAAGCTGATTGAACTTCATACCCTGAAGCTCAGCTTCCGTAAACGTATTATGCTTGTTCGCCATCACCTTAGAGATAGCTTCTTTCTTGGCGTTGTCGAACAGCGCACGCATGGCCTCTTCGTCTTCATTGACGACAGGCGCAGGTGCCTCAACCGGAGCAACCACAGCCGGAGTCTCGACATTCACCGCAGGAGCGGGAGCTTCGACAACCGGAGCAGGAGCAGCCTCGGCATTCACTGCCGGAGTCGTTTCATTCTCCATCTTAATCTCCTTGTATTCAACGGTACGGATAACCGGAATCGCATTACCAAACGAGACCGTACCAGTATTCTCGTTCATCGAATAAGAAAGTTTCATCATACCGTCGCTATACTTACGAGCGATCAAGAAAGTCTCATGGATGGTATCGATCCACATGTCACGATTGGTGTACGGGATGAAGCCATCTTTGTCCTTCATAGCTTCATCTCTAGCGGCCATCTCTTTGCGGAAAGCGTTATAGACAGCCTCAGACTTGTCGTTCGGAAGCATCTCATTGACTTCCAACGAGGTATTAACGCGAGGAAAGCCAGCACCATCTTCAATGGAACACGCCCCAATCTCGTTAGGAAGCAAGGCGAGGTGATCAGGCAGATATGAATGACCAATACCTACATATTCCTTGCTATTGAACACGCCCTCTTTCTCTTCCAGATCCAAGAAGAGGCCCGTGCTTACCTCAATCATCTCGCCAGCATCAATCTTATTAGCCAGATCTTTGTGATTAGCCAACAGATCCTTATCCAGCCAGATTTCTGCCTTCAGTTTCCCCTTATCCATACGGGTGTTGAAGACAAAGCCCACCTGATACTTCTCAAGCACTTCAGGAGAGTTAGCGGAAAGGAACGATCCATCTTCGTTAGCAGGATGAGAAACGGTAACAGGGCGGTTATTCCAACCCACTACCGAACGTTTCAGCTCATCTTCCTTATAGAGAATCTTGTTCATCACCGTCACTTTAGCCATAACTACAGGCGCAGTGAGGTATTCCCTACCATTCAAGGTATTGAGTTTGAACTTTGCAGCGTTGATTACGCAGCTATAAGGTTTCTGAAAAGTTGACATTCTCTAGTTCTCCGTGACAAGTTCGTAATATACATCATAACTCTTTCTATGTAAAGCACATAAATCAAGTATCAGATGTTTCTCCCTTAGATGCTCTAGGCTTAGGCAGCTGTTTGGTAGCAGCGGCATCAGCTTTGGCCTTTACAGCGTCATCTGCTCGCTTTTGTTCCTCTTCTTTGATCTTTCTAAGGTTCTCTACATCAAAGTTCTTAGCAACGGCTTCAGCACGGGCAACATCATACTCCCACACCTGGACAAGATAGTCCACAAGAGGCATAGCTTCGTACATGTTGCCGGAAATATACATACTCAGAGCGGATGTAAAGTTCATTGCGCTCTCAGACGTATCCTTGGTAGTAGGAACCTCGATAGGCTTCCAGTCCACCATGTACTCGCCTTCTTTGGGAGCGGTAAGAACACCCACGGCAATACAACGATCAATGAATGGACGGAGCAGATTGGGTTCAACATCGTTCTCAGCATGGCATTTGATCTGCTTAGCCCAGTTCTTGGCATCTTCGGTACTAGCCAACTTACCCTGTTCACTACCTGCCAGAATCCGCTTAGGGATAGAAGCAGCGATAGAAACCATGGTGAGCTGGGCATCCAAGTGCTCTTTAGGACTGGCGATAGAAGGACTGAGCTGATTGGCCTTGACACCTTTTAGCAGCAACGACCGATCCATCCCCATCATGAAGTTCTTGATCATCTCCTTCATGGCAGTCTTATCTTCGTCGCTAAACTCACCTTCCGGCTCAGCTTCAAAGGAATAACCGCTCCAAGCACCACGATAGAACATCTCGGCACTACCAGCTACGATCTTGGTAATATCAGCCAGACGGTCATAGACGCGACGAAGGCGAGGTGTACCGAAAACTGTGCTATTGAGCTGCCCGTCAGCGTAGTGCAACACACGACTATGATGAATATCGAACTGAGCGATAGGCATAGGTGCGCCACCGTTCATAGAGATATTCGAGATTTCCAGAGGACGAACCGTGTAAATCTTGGGCTGCATGTACCGTTCTGAGGTAGGATCAAGTTCCCATTCCTTGATAATAACCTCACCCTCGCTATACGGACGAAGGTAAACGATAGAACTAGCTGTATCACAGGGAGATGTGAGAGCACCGCCATCATCAAAACCGATAACCATCACGCCAAACTGCCCGATACCTGCCAGAATGTCCAAAGCCTTGAACTTGCTGAAGAGTTGATGCTTAGTTACCAGCTTGTTCCAGCTCTTTTCAAAGTCCGTGATAACAGGATCATTAGTTTCATACACTTCAGGGTGATTCATCCAAGTGTAGGTGGGATACGTTTCAACTACCCGTGTGGCAATATCTTGGCGATTGTACGCATTGAAGTAGTCATCGAAGGTCAGAATCTGCTTATAACCAGCTACAAGGCTGATGTCGCGTGTTCCATCATATCCCATCTCAGAGCCACCACCTACGCCAGTGCGAACACCAAACAGCGATTGCTGGGTGTTGAACATCTGACGCATCAAAAGTGCATGAACACGCTCCAACTTCTCAGGATCGACGTTGGTTTGCGTGCTAGGACGTGAATTATTCGCGTATTTTCGCTTGGACATAGACTATCTCCCTAAAGACAAAAGGATACAATACAAGCACTTATTTGTAAACTACCAAGTGCCTACACGGGCATTTTTACCCATAAGTTCACTAATTAGCCACACCATAGCATCCAATCTGTCAGGTGACTTGTCATCTGTAAGCGGATTCCAGCCTGTCATCTCGTTTTCCAGCTCAGGAAGCTCACCTACAATATGAAGTTGTCCCTTTTCTGCCAAGGCAGCGACAGGTTCAGCTCGTACTTGCTTACCTCTAGTAGCTCGGACAATGCGAACATTCATGAGAGGATCGGCATTATAGAGCGTAGAAGTCACCATATCGCCACCTTGGTTGATTTCAGCCACGGTAAAGTCGGCCATATAGGTACTATACGCTCGGCTAACCTCGCTTGCCCAGGTAGCAGGTGATGCTTTGATAGAGAAGTCATCCCATATATAGAAATGTTTCCTACCGTCTGAACCCTTATTGACGATTCCACCACAGATGATACCAGTCAAGTCACTGTTTTCAAGGGCAGTTACAGCCGGATCTACCCCAACTCCTACACGATCTAGCCTATCAGGCTGCTTCAATACCCTGTTTTTGACAATCCAGTCGTATTTGAACAGTGCACCCTCGCTATCATCGCTAAACTCACCCATCAAGAAGCGTTTCCGCTCTTTTTCAGTCAATCCTTGCAGAATATCCATGTACGAGCCATCGATATTACTCAAGTTTTGATCTGGATTCATCCTCAAACAGCCATAGTTCTCAGCATCTTTGAGCGGAAGGCCATCTTCAGGGTTTATTCCTTGTACAAAGACCTGATACACCCAATGCCGCTTACTAGGAGGGTTACAACTGAAGTAAATCTTCTTCTCTAGGTTGTTTTTCTGCGCCAAACGGGTTCTAACAACGTTAATACCCTTCCAACTAAGCTGAGAACACTCTTCAAACCAGATAGTGGAGTACTCGTTACCAAGAATACGCTCTACACGCTCACCATCATCCATACCACCAATCCATACTTCTGATTTATTAGGTAGTGTATAGACAGCGTACTTCTTGTTTACCTGCACAGTAAGCTGAGGCCATGCTATTTTAAGCACTTTCGGAATCGTATCACACATCAAACTCTGGTAAGCATGGTTGAAACGAAAGCGAAGGATAAGGTGCCGTGACTCAGGCTCCTTGATAGCACGGCTGAATACCGCAGATACCAATGCAAAACTTTTGCCGCTATTATGATGTACTACACCTTCTGCCACATAATTGCTCGTTTTGGGTACGGTAAAGTCGTAATACGGCTCAATTGTCGTAGGTTCAATGGATTGGATACGAGGAAGATCATACCACGGAGTTCCAATAAGTGTCTCACCGACAACGACATCTTTCAGTTCTTTGTACCCATCTTTGGTCAGAATCCTATGGTTTTCGGTACAACGGAAGCTCATACCAGCCGTAGTCGTCACTTTATACAGCAACGCAACTCCCTTAATGAAAGGAACCTCGGCCATAGTCCACACCATAGCGTCAATATCTTCGTCGTAACCAGCTACAGTAAACGGCATCTGATTGAAATACAGCTCTCGTACAGGTACATATCCCTTATCAGTCAATACTCGCGTATCACCTGAAATACAACGACTTCCACCGAAAAGTAAGGTATACTTCTTAGATGAAAGCAGTGCATAAGCATCTTTCTGTGCTTGTGTAAGGCTAAACTCGCTCATTCATCCTCCTCTCAAGTCGTTTCATCTTGTACTCAATCTCACGATCTACGCCATCTTTGATATGAAAGATCATCTCCAGTTGCTTCATCGTGATGATTACATCTGCGATCTCACTCACAATAGGACGAACACCATCTTTCCTCAAGATGTAGTCAATAATACTCTTTTGAAGCTCAGCCAGCTCCTCTACACACTTCAAAATCTGGTGCTCACGTCCAAAAGTCTCGATAGCACGTTCTAAAA